GCATATATATTGCAGTATCATAATGGTATAATGTTATAGGAGGAATAATGGCATTTCCAGGCACATATAATTTTAATTACTACCGTGGTGATAGGTATGAATTTGTAATCCGTCCAAAAACTGCAAACGGTGACGCTTTTGACTTAACAGGATATAGCGCAGATTTTTTTGTTGCTACTGCAAGAGGCGAAGGTAAAACTCAGTACGAAATGCAGGCTGTTGTTGATGGCTCTGCGGACACTGTAACTTGTACAATTCTACCAGGAGCAGGACAAAGCCTAACTGCTGGAAACTATGTTTATGACGTTCAAATAGATTCTGGTGCAACATTAGTTTTTACTCTTTTAACGGGGACTGTAACAGTAACAGATGATATTACTGGAGCAGATGAATCATAATGGTTGACGTATTACTTAATACCGACGATGTTGTTGTTATAGGACCGCCAGAGTCAATTGATTTATTAGTTGATATTGGACCACAAGGAACTCGTGGCAGTAAATTTATTGTTGGATCTGGAGAGCCTAATGCATTAACAGCAAGCGGTGTTTTATTTGGAAATACTTTAATTTTAAATGATATGTATATTAATACCGCCCCAGGAGAAAATTATGGATATATGTATCAGTATATTTCTCAGGCTGGTGCAAATACTTGGGTTCAAGTTTTAAAGGTAAGTCCAGCAATTTATTCCTCTGTAGAAACAATTGCCTTCACATCTGGCGCAGGATCAATAACTATTCCAATATCAAACATAGTAACAGTTAGTGGTTCACCACTTACCGCTTCAAATTTTAATGTTCAGTTTCAGATTGAAGGAGCAAACCCAATTGCTTCATCAATGGAGATTCCTGCTTTAGCGGGGGCTGGAACAAACCTAGTAATAAATTTTGACGCAGTTCAATATAGCAGTGGTACTTGGTCAAATCTTACTGGAAGTAAGACAGTCCATTTATTTATCTCTATAGTTTAACAAAAATGGTATAATCTTTATAGAGGTGACCACATGGCTGTAGAAAACATAGGAAGTCTAGTACCAACTAAGATTCCAGCATTAGTTGATGATGCTAATATTCAAGATGCTTTAAAGGCATATCATTATGGGTCGTATGATTTTGATACCGCAGAAACAGATCCAGAAGAACTTTTAAATCCGTCTATTGCTTACACCATTAATGACCTACAAGATCAAATTGATACAAAGGCTGCATTAGAAATTGCAGCAAGAGATATTTCAAGAGCAACAACAACAGCCCCTACTGCAGCAGCATTTACAGCATTTTCTGCAACAATTCCAGATGGATACATTTGGCTAGATAAAGACTCTTCTGCTGGTGTTGGATATTTTGCTGCAACATCTGTTTATACAGCCACTGCTCCTTCAACAAACTTGGCAAATGGATTAATTTGGATTAAAAAAGGATCAAGTCCCATTGAAATGTATGTTTATAATGGCGACACTAGTACGTTTGATCAGGTAATTTAGTGCCTACAGTATTTGATTCAGATGGTAAAGCAGCCTACGTATATAATGCAGCAGACGATACTTGGTATCAGGTTTCTGGAAAGACTGACATTTCTGGAACTTTTGAATGGACTGGCTTACATACTCATCTATCTAGTTTAACTGCAGAAGATCACTTTACTGCAAAAAAGGGTATAAACAACTATCTTAATCCAGCAGCAAGAGACTCTTCAATAACTTCTCCAGTTACTGGGACAATCGTATTTTTAAGACAAGATTCTTCTGGCAATACTATAAATGAAATGCAATTTTATGACGGTTCTAATTGGAAAGTTCTTGCTGGAGAATCTATTATTGCAGACCTTGAAATTAATTTAATCATGGATGTATATTAGGATAAACATGTGTTATAATATTATCACTAACCAAAGGAGGTAGTAATTAATGGCTACAACAACCAAGGCTCTTGCTAGAACAGCAGCAGCGACATCAAGTGCAACACTATATACAACACCCTCATCAACCACAACAGTAATAACAAATATTGCAGTTGCTAATGGTACAACATCACCACACACATTTACTTTGTTATTAAATGATATTGAATTACACAAAGACACACAAGTTGCTGCAAACTCAACTATTTATATTGATCTTAAACAAGTTCTTCCAACAACACACACAATTAAAGGTCTTGCTTCATCTACAAGCGTAGACTTTCATATTTCTGGAGTGGAAATAGTCTAATGGCCTTAAATCAAGTTCCAGCATCTACAAGAGGTGGCTCTTTTAGTGCACGGATACCAAGCGGTAGTTCAGGAGTAACTTATACTTTTAATAATAGGTTTGAAACTGGACCATACGTTGTGACGCAAAATCAAGCAGCAAGTTTTGCTCTTGGTGGCACAACCGTAAGCACTACAAGTTTTACTCTTTTAAATGTTTCAACAGCAACATCATCTATAAGCATTGATACGAGCCCAATTGCTTCTTGGACAAATAGTGTTGCCGACATAAGTTCTGTAATTACAGGAAATTACTATAGGCCAACAGTAGTAAATGGATATTTATATGTAGCAGGAACCCAGGGTTGGGCAAGAACCTCAGATGGAACAACATGGTCTGCTGCTGGAAGTTTACAAGGTGTTGAAAGTAATATTGGCTATGTTTCTAGTACTGGAACATATGTTACTGGCGCATACACGTCTCCAGACTCTTTAGGAAGAATATACTCATCAGGTGATGGAGTAAATTGGACAAGCAGAATTAGTGGAACTGGCGGTGCTGCTGGAAGACCACCAAAAGCAATTGCAACAAGCACTGGATCAACACAAAAAGTCGTTGTTACTGGAAACAGTGGTCACACTTATTGGTCAACCAATGGAACCTCTTGGAGCGGTAACACACAATTGCCTAACCTAGGCAATGGATGTGCATCAAATAATACTACATATGTTATTGTTGGAGAATCCAGCACTTATAGAACATCTAATACTGGAGATAGTTGGGGAGGAAGCACCATTGGTTCTGGTATTGCTTGGAGGTGGGTAGCACATGGAGGTGGCCTTTTTGTTGTAGTTGGTTCAGGTGGTAATTTATACACCTCTACCGACGGTTCATCCTGGACTCAAAGAACTAGCGGAACATCCTCCGCACTTAATCATGTTTCCTACGATGCATCTGCTACATATCCTTGGATGGCAATTACTGATGGAAGTCAGGCAATATTCTCAACAAATGGAACAACCTGGATTAGTAGACTTACTGGCGGTGGCAGCGGAATAGCATATTTTGCTGGAAAGTATAGAGCAATTGGTAGTGGTGGATATAGAAGTGCAGCATCAATTGATGGAGTACTTACATCAGACTTAATTGTAAACTTTATTGGACCTTCAGAATCAAAAACATTATCTTAACTTAAAAACAGAATGGAGCAAAAATGATAATTGATAATAAATATAAATATGAAATAGACAATGAAAACGCTATACGTCTTTGGCATTTGCATGAACCACTTGAAAATGATGCACCAGTAATATATCAACCCTGTCACCCAGACGGCACCCCTTGGGAAAATGAAGACGTAGCAGAGCAATGGATAGTTAATTATATTAATGAAAAAATAGAGTGGGAAAATACACAACAAGAAGAACAAGAAGAATAAAAATAGTCGTACATTATTAAAATAATAAAAAATTTTAATAAATATTTTGGGGGTTAAAAATTTTAGAAAAACCAAAAATAAATGTATTAATTTGTACGCCAGGATCTCATGTTGACAGTTCTTATTTAAAATCATTATTAAATACAATAGGAGAGTTGGACAGCAGGGGTATAACCTGGGCATATTTAAATGAATATTCTTCAAATGTTGCCGATGCAAGAGAAAAAACTTTGGCTGGATCAAAATTTAATAATTATGATAATAACTTACCACTTTATGGATATGCCAATTATGATAAAATATTTTGGATTGATTCAGATATTTCTTGGGAAACAAAAGATTTTATTAGATTGTATGAATCAGACAAGGATATAATTTCTGGAGCATATCATTCTAGTTATGGATTTATAGTAGCATATAAAAAACTTTTATACGCACCTATAGATATAAAAGATTTATCTGAAGATGAAAAAATAATAGAGGTTGAAGGTGTTGGATTTGGATTTTTAGCAGTTAAAAATGGCGTTTTTGAAAAATTATCAAAGCCTTGGTTCCAACAAGCCTATGCAAAAAAAATAGAAGAAGATGGATCGTTAAAATCTTACGTTCTTATGGGAGAAGATTTATCTTTTTGTTCTAGGGTGCTTGAACATGGATTTAAAATATATCTAGATACTGATGTTCGCCTTAACCATCATAAAAAAATGAAACTAAGTTGGGAAGGCGTGAGTCCAGAATAAAAATAATAAATAAACCCCCAAAGAATTTTTTTCAATGGGGGTATTTTATTTATTATCTACTGCTTACATGGATATTTGTTATACCATTCATAATAACGTTTTCCATTTATTGAACTCCACGAAGACCAATCTTTTCCGCCCTTAGTCATATGAAGAGCAATCTGAGCATTTACTACTGGATTTAATAACTCAGCATTTGAGTCTAACTCAAACTTCTTTCTACGATCTGAGCCTAATTCTCCAAGCATATTTATTTGAAATACGCCATAAGAATTATCTCCAGTTTTTGCATTACCATTAAAGGCAAGAGGACGACCATTAGACTCTGCTTTTGCAATAGCACAAGCGGACCTCAAGGTTTTTCCCTCAAACCCCACATGACGTAACATGTCCACCAGTTGCTCATCAGTTAAATTATGAGCATTTTCATACTTTTCTAATTTTTTCTCTTTAGAAACCAAAAAGGCCACCTTTTGGGTGGCAGACTTAACGGACTCTTTAATTAGTAAGTTGTTTTCATTTGTTGCATTTGCAGCCCCTGAAAAAACAGTACCACAAATAACCAACGATAATACCCCTAGCCAAACATTTGCTTCTCTCATTGTAAATTACCTCCTAGAGAACAAATGCTACCAAGTAGGTAGCATACATTAATTATACCATTGTTTGGACTTTTGAGTCAAATACCCGCATAAAATAAAAAATATTTATAATATTATCATTAGTTAGTGGTATAATAATTAAGTTATGGCCACATTTAGAAATCAATCACAAAGTTCATATTCTGTTGGATCTACCCCACCAACCGTAAACTGGACGCTTGTAAAAGGTGATACCGCAGCATTTCGGGTATTTGTAACAGATGATGACAAAGAACCACTAGTAATTTCTGAGTGGACAATTGAAATGGAAATTAAAAGACCAACGGTAGCGGGTAATCTTAATGATGCAAATCCAACAAGTGTATTAACATTATATCCAGTAGCCACAGCAGAGGATGGGGATGGAGAATTTACAGTATCCGTAACATCTGCAGAGTCAAGAAGCCTTAACACAGGTGATATTTTTGATATTGAATTAAGTGATGCAACTAGGGTTTGGACAGTTGCTCGTGGAACCCTAACAATCATTGAGGACATTACAAACGGTCAAGAGTCATAATGGCTTATGCTGTAATCGTTGATACAGATAATCAAAAAGTAAACAATGTAAACTCTATTGGCTACCCATTATCTGAAATAATTTACAAAGCAAATTCAATAAAAATTAATGAGGTTTTGCCCTTTAGAGTTAGATTTACTACAATAGGAATTGTTGCAGCAAATGCAAATATTCCTGGTATTGGCCTTCAAGTTATTGGTGTAAATAACTATATACTTTAACATATAATGATATAATTGCGGTATGGCAAAGATATCAACCACCAACGTAAAGGCTCTTTTTCAGACAGGTGATAGACCAACCGAAGCAAACTATATAGATTTAATTGATAGTACTTCTGCTAGGTCTACCGATCTTGGATCAGATGGCAATAACGAGTTAACAATTAATGGAATTGAAAACTCAACTGTGTTTGATAATTTTGCAGCAAGTGAGTTTAGATCAATGAAGTATATGATCTCACTCAAATATGTAGCAGGTGGAGGAAATAAATACTCTACTACAGAATTAACCGTTCTGATTGACGGAACAGATGTGTCTGTTAGTCAATATGGAATAGTTGAAAACGATGGGAATATTGGCACCATCTCTGTTTCAAGGGCTGGAGATACAGTTTCATTAACTGTTGTTCCAGTAGGGGGAATCACACCTATAACTCTACGCTATATGCGTATGGGGTTAAAGGCCTAACCAAGGAGATATAAGATGGCAACCGTAACAAAAGACTTTAGAGTAAAAGCGGGACTGGTAGTTGAGGGATCAACTGCGACCGTTAACTCACACGATATATTAACAGAAGCATTAGTAGACGCCAAAGGTGATTTGCTAGTTGCTTCAGGTGCAGATGCCGTAACTCGCCTTGCCGTGGGTACAAACGGATATGTGCTCACAGCAAACACTTCGGCGACAAACGGAATTGAGTGGGCAGCCCCTGCAGCAGTTGGTGTTTTTGAATCAAGTATTTCATTTGAAGGTGCAACTGCAAACGATAATGAAACAACCCTTGCAGTAACAGATCCAACTGCAGATAGAACAATTACACTTCCAGATGCAACAGGAACTGTAGTTCTTCGTGATTCAACAGACACATTAACAAATAAATCAATTGCTCTTAGTGGAAACACTGTAACAGGATCAATTGCTGATTTTAATACCGCATTAACAGATGCAGATTTTGCAACATTGGCAGGTATTGAAACACTTACAAATAAGACACTTACATCACCAACAGTAAGTGGACTATACATAAGTGATGGATCAATTGTTGTAGAAGGCGCAACCGCCAATAATCACGAGACTACACTTCAATTCACTGATCCAACTGAAGATCGTACAATTACATTTAAAAATGAAAGCGGTACTGTAGCATTTACTGCAGATATTCCATCACTTTCAGGATATGTAACTG